AGGCAGGCCCCCCTTATCTCTGTAGCTTTCTAATGGGCCTGCTGATTAATATGGCAGGCCCTTCAGGCCTGCATATGGCAGGCCCTTCAGGCCTGCTTAATTGAGTAGCCAGCTTGAGGCTGGCCCGCCGTAGCCTCTGAGGCTGGCTTTCAGGCTGGGCTCATGTCTCGCTAATAAGGAAACTATGTAAGAATATAGGCTCGACTCATCCCCCCCCTACCCCCCCAAGGGGGACGCTACTATTTAAGGACTCCTATTTCGCGAGTCTCAATAAGGATAATATAATTAAGCCACCACTCTCCAACACAAATTTCTAGTAAAACACCACTTAGGAGTGAACTGTAAGTAAGTAAGTAAGTAAGTATATAAATGAAGTACATATACATACATACATACATACATACATATATAAACTCTAAAATCATTAAACTGCTATGGCAAAAATAAGAACAATTTATTTCCAAGAAGATGTAGATTTGTTACTGAAGAATGCTGGCAATGTTTCTGGTTTGATTAATGACTTAGTCCGAAGGCACTTCCACGAGAGAAAATCTACTGATGAAGTCCTACAAGAAAAGCAAGATGCAGTACAGAAACTCACCGAAGAAGTTGCAGTTGAACAGGAAAGGGCGGGCCTGGAAAGGGAGACGATTGTCTCTTTTCCGAAAGAAATTCTAGAAGATTTTAAGTTCTACCCTGCCATGGACGAAAAGATTTTGCTGGCGAGATTCACAGAAATCTACAAAAAGAAGTATGGGATTTCCTGGGATACCTTAGTTAATGCATGGAAACTCTTTAAAAAATGAAACTGGACGACTGGCAACAGCAGATTCTAGACACCGAAGGAGATATCTGTCTTCGTTCAGGGCGTCAAGTGGGTAAGTCCACCATTATCAGCATAAAAGCTGCTGAATTCGCCCTTAACAACAAGAATAAGGTTATCCTAATAATCGCTGCTGTGGAAAGACAAGCATTTCTCTTATTTGAGAAAACCCTGGACTATTTGTTTACAAATCATCCAAAAGAAATCAAGAAGGGAAAGGACAAACCAACCAAACACATTATTAAACTAACAAATGGGAGTACAATCTATTGTTTGCCTACCGGGTTAAGTGGGTATGGGATTAGAGGTTACACAATCAACCTTTTAATCGCAGACGAAGCTGCGTTTATCCCTGAGGACGTATGGATTGCAGTCATTCCAATGTTAGCAATCACAAAAGGCAACATAATCCTTTTATCGACTCCCTTCGGAAAGGGGGGATATTTTCACGATTGTTTTGATGATACTCACTTTACAAAGTTTCATATTTCAAGCGAAGAATGTCCAAGAAAAAACCAAGAATTTCTGGACAGAGAAAAGGCAAGAATGTCCAAAGTCCAATATGCCCAGGAGTATCTAGGGGAATTTGTTGACGAACTAAGGCAGTTTTTTGCTACCGAACTCATTAAATCCTGTATGGTCGCGCTGCCCCCGGGGGGACCGCCTCTCTCGCCTGGGGGGGGCGACAATTTCCTAGGCGTTGATGTCGCAAGAATGGGCGAGGACGAAAGTGTTCTCTTTTCGGTAAAACGCAGAAATGGTGTTTTAAAAGAGATAAGAAAAGAGATAACAACCAAAACTTTGCTGACTGAAACAACACTAAGAATAAAACTCTCAGATAGAGAACTAAACTATAAAAAGATTTATATTGATGACGGGGGTATGGGTGTGGGAGTCTTCGATTCTCTACTGGAAGACGAACAAACCAAAAGAAAGGTTGTACCAATCAATAACGCCAAAAGAAGCCTGGATAGAGAAGGTTTAAAGTATAAAAGATTATTCAAAGAAGATTTGTACAACAACCTACTAACCCTAATGGAACAGGGAAAAATCAAACTCTACGAGTGCCCTGAGACTATGTTATCGTTAAAGTCAATCCAAGCGGAGTATGACGGGGGTACCCTCAAGATTTTTGGAAATTACACTCATATTGCAGAAGCCTTAATCCGAGCAGCATGGTGCATGAAAGACAAAAGTTTAAATATATGGATTGCATAAGAAAAGCATGGTAGAAATCAAGGTATTAAACCAACTGGACAAAGAGGGGAATATTATTGATAAGGTTGCTATGATAACAAGAACAAAAGAAGTCAAGAGCACCGAAAACCGCTCGCTCACTGAACTGTTAAGATTAGAACAAGGACTTCTCAAAAGACAAAAAGAAATTGATGATGAAATAATGGAAATGCAAGAGATAATTGGGGCGTGCCAATAATGGCAGACACAGGGATATTTTGTTCTGGGGGAACAGTAATCAGGAAGGCAGGTGCAGGCGCAGCTGCAACAGGCATATCCGAAGTCTATACAAATGATTTTATCTCTCAGGCAGAAAGTCTGATTAATGTGATGTGTCGAGAAAATTACTCAGACAAATATGCTACCCTCAACTCAGATGTTAAGGGAGTTTTAACAGAAGTCGCAAGCGATTTGGCTGCAATTTATAGCATTCAATATAATATGGCAGGCTATACCTCAAGAGTAGAAGCCGAAGATATGATTAATATTTTAAGAGATGCAGCACTCAGGGGCATTTCAATCTTAAGAGACAAGAAACAGCAGGACTTCATAAATGGCGCATGACTTTAAAGCATTTCCTGAACTAACCAACGGACAAATGGCAATCTATTATTTTATGAGCCCACACAAACAAATCTTCAGCGATTTTACCGCAACTTGTGTTAAAGTCCATGACGGAGATACAATCACACTAAGGTGGACGCAGAGAGATTTTGATTTTCCTGTAAGGTTTTCAAATATCGCTGCACCGGAATTAAAAGATACAGGCGGAAAAGAAAGTAAAGAATGGTTGGAAAGCAAAGTCTTAAACCGAGAAGTAGACATTATAATCAATCCCTCTGCAAGGGTAGAAAAGTGGGGCAGATTATTGGGTAATATTGTTTTAGGGGGTATGGACCTAGGAGAGGAAAGCATTATCGCAGGAAAATCAGTTGCGTGGAAGAATAGAAATGACGGAGTAATCGCAAACTTCGGGAAGGAGTTGAATAAGATATGGGCTTAAGTTTTAGTAGCTTTTTGGATAGCTCAAAGGACCAGTCAGGAATACAATTTATGTCCAGCGGTGCAGAGCCAGTTTATGTGGCTCACACAACAGGCGCAGGAGAAGAAACCGTCTATACCGTACCAGCAGGGAAAATTCTTTTTATTGCCAAAATCATAATCACGGGAACAGGACCAACAACCTGGAGGAAAATCATACTCGACGCCACTCATATTTTTGAAGGAAACACAGATACCGCTCACGGGAATTATAGGGAGTTGGATTTCAGCACACCCTTAGCAGTTGCAGGGGGGACAGTTATATACTCAGAGTGCGAACTAATAAATCACTTAATCACATTCGTGGGGTGGATACAATAAGATGCCAGAAACAAAAATCGCAAACGCAATAACCGGAGATTTAACCAATACTATCACCAGTTATTCTGTTGATGCTGTGGAAACTGATGCAGCAGGAGACCAGCAAGAGACAGAATGGATAAACTCAAACTGGAGTCAGTACTTAGGTTATTACAAAAAAATCCCTGAACTATCCGCAGCCATAGATGCTAAAGCAAGGTGGGCAGTTGGAAAAGGTTTTAAGTCAAATGAAATTACTGAAATGCTTTTGATGTCTATAAAAGGTTTTGGAAAGGATACTTTTAATTCTATCTTAGAAAATGCAATCAGAACTTATCATATCGGTGGAGATGCGTTTATTGAAGTCATAAGGGACAAAGAAGGAATCCTCATAAATTTAAAACCTTTAGACCCCGGAACAATCAAGATTGTAGCCAATAGGCAAGGACTAATCAAAAGATACGAACAAGTCGGTAAGGTAAAACTTCCGAACAAAAGGTTCAAGCCTGAGGAAATCGTTCACTTATCAAGGAATAGAACAGCAGACGAAATCCACGGAATAAGTTTAATCCCAGCAGTAGAAGAAATCATCTTGATGCGTAACGAAGCTATGGCAGATTATAAAACCTTATTGCACAGAAATATATACCCAATTCATGAATGGGAATTAGACACAGACGACCCGAACAAGATTGCACAATTTAAATCAACAGCAGACGCAGCCGTATCAAAATCAGAAAATATATTTATCCCTAAGGGTGCAGTGGTCCACACATTAGTAAGTGTTCCTACAAATTCAACATTAAATCCTCTACCTTGGATTTCAGTTTTAAATCAATACTTCTTCCAGGCAACAGGCGTTCCTCAGATTATAGTCGGTGGAAGCCAAGAGATGACTGAAGCAACTGCAAAGATTGCATATCTAGCTTTTGAACAAACGATTGAAGAAGAACAACTTTACATAGAAGAACAAATCTTATCCCAATTAAACCTGGAGATAGAGTTAGAATTTCCAGCAAGTTTAGAGAATGAAATGCTAAGCGATAGGGCAAAGTCAGAAACAATGCAGGCTGCAACCCCCGAGGACACAACTGCACAACCTACCGAAGTCACACCTCAGCCAGGAGTCAAATAATGGCAGAAAAAAAGAAATACAACCAAAATGTAATGGTAAACCCCTATTCACCTACAGGCTACTCAGCTAACACTCAACCAGTTTCCGTCGCACCTTCATCTCAAAATCCTTTAGTAAACACACCAGCAGCAACAAAGACATATTCAGGAACTCCAAACACTTATGTCTCACCAAGCAAAGGGTATGTTAAACCCACAGAAAGAGATAGTGAAGCAGAAAAGAGGGCTGCAGAAACGATGTATAATCCTCAGACAGGAACTTATGGGAGAACAGGATTCACAGAAACCTCAAAAGTTCCAACAACAACCCCAGATGGGGGGGGTTGGCGAGATTTTGGGGAAAATATGAAAGCCCAATATGCACAGATAAAAGGGGCAGTAGAAAGCCCAAGCATAGATAACATTTTAGGATTGTTAAGCCCACCACAAAGAGAGGGAACTACCAACTTAGCGAGTATAAGTCTACCCGGGGGAGCCTGGTTTAAAAGTGCTGGAAGCGTAGCAGCAAAAGCAGCAGCCGGGGCTATACCCAAAGATGTGGGTCAATTTTATACCAATATGGTAACAGGTGGGGCTGGAAAAATAGCCACCAACAGCGTAACCATGGCAAAGACATCTTCTTTTTTAAGCAAGATTGTTGCAGCTGCAGGAAAACCCCAGGTAATTGTAGGGGCTATCTTAGGGGCGATTGGCTCTTATCCTTTTGCAGGCTTCATTAAAGAGGAAGCATTACAACAATCAACTTTCGCCTATAGCAGTGCTGAAGATAAAGGGGATATACAAGGCATGGAAAACGCCCTACAAATGGAAGGAGAAATTTTAAACCCTGATATCTGGACAAAAATAATGGAAGTCGTACCATATGCAAATGTCTTATCAAACTTAAAATCCTATTTTGATACTTCAGTATCTAACCATAACGACAGGATTAAAAGATTAGAAAATCTAAAAGCAGGTAACCCAACAGCCGAGGACTTGAAATATCAAAAGATTGCAGAAGATAAAGTCAAGGCTGCTGAAACCGCAAGAGCAGAAGAATTAAGACAACGAGAAGAAGATACTGCCTACTTTGCTAAGATTGAAGAAAATAAAAAACTCGCAGAAAAACAGGGACGAGAAGAACTTTCCAAATATTATCAAAATATCCAGGACCGCGAAGACGAAAGAGACGCAACCCAAAGACAGCAAGAGATTGCACAACTAGAATCTATTAGAAAAATGAAAGAAGAACAGCAAAAAAAAGATACGGAATACTGGGCTAAGGTAAACAAACAAAGAGAAGAAAGCACACCTAGCAAATTAAAATTTGGAATAATATGATCGAAAACGCATTACTACAATATGGGGTATTAGGTGTCTGGACAATCACACTCTTAGTTGAGAAATTTAATCACGACAAACATTTAAAGGCAGTTATAGAAAACAACACAACTGCAATAACAAAAACCTACGAGGTGATTAGAAAATGCCAGAAGAAAAATTAAACAGCTTAGAAG